CGCTTACCGTATCTAGTGTATGTGTTGCTCCCGTAGTATGTTTAAACCCGATAAACGTAGAAGTTGTTAGTGCAATAAACTCAATAGTGTGTGTACCCACCGCATAGGATGTAGAAGCTAAAATGTCTACTCCACCCGTTGTTGTACCAATTTGTACGTTAATCGCACCCGTACCAATCGCATAACTCATTACATACCGTCTACCAGCAACCGTAGTAATTTCATCTTCAGCCCAACCGTAATTATCTGCATCTACTGATACAATATTCATTAGGTTGGTAGCATGGGCAATTGAACTACCAGAACCCACGCTTTTATCTGTCCAGCCTGTAATATTAGACGCAAAGGTACCATTAGCAACTAACTCAGAGCCACTTGCTACGCCCTTAGCTTCGGCAACATAATGGAAGCCCCCTCTACGCACTACACCGCCATGAGGCAAACTGTACGCATTTTTTTGCGTCTTTAGCCCATTCTTGTATTTGTTTACATCTACCCGACCATGTAGCCTAGCGGATAACTGCCCTGCCGTAAAATTTGTTTGGATAGGCCATACTTTTGCCATTTAGCGTAACCTTAAATCTGTCAACGTATCAGTTTGGATAACTTCAGGTGTGCCTTCTTGTGAGTCTACTGCTCTTGCGTCACGAACCACCGCATCATACATTTGCCCCATTTGTGTCATTGTTCCAGAAGAACGGGTTACTGGGTACGCCATTTTCCAAGCTAACCTAAAGACTAACGCTTGATAAAATAACGCATCAAATTGCGTAGGATCTTCCACACGTTGTACATAAGTAATATCAACCGTAGACTCCTCAGTAAACAACTCACGCCCATGTACAGCAAAGTCTAGGTAAATATCGCCCGTTACTGTACGAACATCTAGTAGTCGTAAACAGTAGGGATCAGTTGGTAGGTTAAATTTAAACTGCCAATCAATAATCGGTGTAGCTGCTAAAGAAGCAAGATTAGCTGTGGTAATTGCAAAATTCCATCTATGGCTACGCAATAACGCATCTCGCTCACTAGCATAAAATCTGTTTACCAATACAGCACTAGAATCATCATCTGAAAAGCTAGTAATCGTATTAGCCCCTAACAGTAATAATGACTCATTTGCTAAATCAACTTGAGAACCCATTTAACTCTCCACAAACTGTAAACGCTTAATAACACGTATCATGCCAGAAGGCACTTTAATTCGTTCCCCTACTGTAGTACCCGGTGGTACATCCCCATGTAGGATGAATAGCTTGGCTTTTTTGTCGCTTTTAACAAACCACCCCATAAAGCGTACCCTAGGTGAATCTGCCAAAAATTCCGTTGTGTCGTCCTCCGACCAATCATTTCTGATAAGAGTATCGTCCCATTCGACATAATACATCTCCCCTTTTTTTAATCTCATGAAATATGCCTAAAGTAAGGCGGTGCCCGAAGGCACCACCAAACCATGTGGTTAGTTAGGATCAGCGTACATTACGTGAAAATCAAACGTATCAGCAGCCAAAGAAGTACCGGCTCCTAAAGCAAACGTTAAGATTAATTCACCTGTAGTAACATAACCTGTGTCATGAGTACCGCTTTCATGAAAGTTAGTTACTGTACGTGCCGAATCTGCTGCAACCGCACTAATAAAAGCATCAGCATCAATAACGACTGCTGCACCTGTACTTTGTGTGGTATGTGCTGCATACCCAACATTAACCGTAGCAGACGCCTCAAGATCACTGATGATTACAAGTGACTGCGGTAGAATACGCACCCCAGAAGGAATTGTCATTACCTGTACCACATCAGATGAACTGAGAGCTTGCCCAGTAAATCTGGAGTAGCGATAAGTAATACCATTCCAAGTAGTAGGGGCATTTTTTACACCTGTACCAGCCGTAGCGGTGGTGTATTCTGTACTTTTATAAGTAGCCATTTTACACCTCCGTTAAGAATCAGTACACGCAATCTCTACTACTTTTTCATCTTCAATGCGAACTGCACCGAGACACATTTGAGCGTAGACTTGCGTACTGTAGTTTTTATCGGAACGTTCAGAAATTTCAGTCTTAACGTCCATACCCATACTCATACCAATACCATCGTGAATCCAAGCAATACACTGGGTATCACCACTAGAATCCGAGGTTAAACGCTCAGAGCGTAGGAATTTGAAACCCATAAAGGTATCAATTTCACCAGCTACTAGAGCTTTTACAGTGTTGTAATCAGAACTTTGAATCTGAGTGTCACCAAGCAGATCATAGAACTGGTTAGATTTCATCACAATACAGCGTGGTAAATCAGGATCAACATCAGCAGCATCTAAAATCTGTTTAGCAGATCGTAGTTTGTCGATGTTCATATCTGTAGTACCAGACACCGCAATTTTTTGCGCTGCTGGCAACGCTACATTAGATGAGGAATCATTTTCATCCACACTGACAGCATTACCCAACATTGCACTAATGATAACATCATCCATAGTGCGTCCCATTGCCCATACTCCAGCTTTCATATATTCACTGGTAGGATCAGCAAGCATTCGGACTTTATCAGCTTTATCAACTAAGTCTGCCCAATTGTAATCTTCCATAGACACTCGCCTACGGGAATGGGGGGTAGCGATCAACGGGGTATCACTATGTCGGCTTGTTATTCTTTGAGCCGATGTGTTACCCAGACGATCAAAATGGTCGTACTTGCCTTGTACATCCGTATTTACACGAACATACTCACGCAAACGTGAACCTTTTTGCTGTACTAAGTGAATAAAACTGTCCCTAAACTTCTGGGCAAACGCCTTATTGACTTCAGTACTCATAATACACCTCTAGCAAAAGAGATTGTAAGAATCAGAGTTATCTACACCATGTAGGCTCTATTTGCGTGGAGCTTTGGTTGTCTTTTTCAAGGCCTTGGGCTTCACAATTGTTGGCTTCTCCGCTACGATTGGTATACGGGAACCACCGGGGCACCAGCTATAAAATGTCTCAGCAGCAGTCTGCCGATCATAGTATTTACAGTACCCATATTGTTCTGGTGTGGATTTGTCTTTTAGAGTGCGCTCTCTAAGTTCAAATTGCCCACAACTAGAACATTTAATGTTTTCTTTATCAGTCATTCATCCTCCGCATAGACTATATCATATAGATGATCTCTATAGGATAAAGCCTCTAAATGCTTAGGATGAGCATTATCAAATAACGCTTCATGGAACTTATGCGTTTTATCTTTTAACATAGCACCAATTTCAATCTTAGCAGAATCACCATCAATCGAACCCGAATCTTTACCAGCACCACCCATATCAGGCTCACTGAAAGCTTTGCCAATACGATTGAGGAACTTAATCATAGCTACATTATTCGTAACGCCCGTATCATTTACAAACTGTTTTAAATCATCGTCTGCAAAACGATTAAACGCTCGTCTTGAAATAGCTAATTCTTTAGCGTAGTCTGCTTGCCCCCACTCTTTCTTGAGTGTAGATTCTGCATCTACTTTAGCTTGCTGCATAGCTGCTGCACTGTCAATCTGACCATTGCTTTCTATAGAATTATAGAAGTTAATTGCAGCTTGAGCCTGTTTGTTTGTTAAGCCAGCAGAGTGAGCTTCCTGCAAAAATGCTTGTACAGTATCTTGTGGGTACGCATCACTTGGCAAATCAATTGCATATTTATCTGGTGACTCTGGCCTACCTATCTGAGTATAGAATGAATTAATATCCTCCTCACTAGCATCTTCGGCTGGTACTTTAACTCTTGAACCAACCATTTTTTGCAACTCTAAATAAGAATTGCCTAGTGAACCTACATCTTTAAATTTGGATAACGTTTCATTTCCCTGTAAATCTTCTGACAAATGTTGAGTTTGCCATGTTTCCTCTACAACCTCCGGTGTCGTATCAATGAGGTTATCGCTTGTAACGGCCTCTATTTGTTCTGACATTACCACTCCTTTTAGTATTCTTGTTTCACGTTAGTATCACTACTATTTTTGTAGGCGTAAATTTGAGCTTTCAGACCTAACACTAATCCCCTACCCCCTTCGTTAAAGTAAGTAGTGTATGGATCATTCGGTTCTGCTGATAACTGGTTTAAATACATATCCTCCAAAAATTGTAGTACTTTTTCACCATATGTACCAGTGAATGTTTTAGCTATTGCCTCTCTAATCTCATCCAGTTCGTTATTGGACTGGGAACGCATCGGCACCTCCTAGTGCTTTAACCATTGGGGCTGCTCGTCCTGCACCTTCCGCAACCTGTGATGCTTGAGCTAATTGCTCTTGCATTGCCATCTGTTCTTGTCGTT